AAACCAGATAAGAATCAAATAATTCTCATAAGCGTTATACTCAGTGGTATTGTAGCAACTCTCTCCCAATGCACGGGAGTGTCCTCAGAGGGTCTCTGGGACCTCCTAGATGAGGTTCAGAGGTCTCTGTTCCCAGGCACAGTAATCAACGATGTTCTTCTCAAAGATCCAGGTATCGTTGATAGAAGAGTAAAAAGAGATGTAGATAAGGCCATAAGAGAATATGAGGCCTTGACAGGAGACTCTGGAACACCTAGAATACCTTTGCCACGGTTGATAGAGAAATCTCCAGATAAAGCTGTTTGTTACTCTGAAGAATGTAAAAAACTTGGAGGAGAAATGAGACTTTGTTCTCCATGGATGCCAAACTGTCCTGAAAACTAACTATATAAACATACCTTATTTTATTGGAGGATTATTATGTCTGTATCACAAGAACTACTGAATGCTGTTGAAGCTTGGAAAGTAGAAGATGAAAAGTTTGCTAGTGGCAATAATGCAGCTGGCACACGAGCACGCAAAGCTCTTCAAGAAATTGCTAAACTGGTAAAGACCCGTAGAACAGAAATTTCTGAAGAAAAGAACGCTCGTAAAGAAGCAAAGGGTTGACACCCACTTGCTGATGTAGCATAATAACCACATCAGCAACTCATGGGACTGTTGCTTATTGGTTAAAGCCCACTGCTTATAACGGTGTGAACAGGGTTCAATTCCCTGCAGTCCTACTTGATAATCTTCTTGTGGATTATCCCATTGCCTCAGTAACTCAGTGGACTAGAGTATCCGCCTTCTAAGCGGTTAGCCGTAGGTTCGAATCCTACCTGAGGCGCTTGACAAACTTATTGAAGTTTGTTACTATATAATATGTTCAAGAGGATGCAAAAACTGTTGCTTTGGACTGGGGTTCGAGTCCCCACAACTCCATTTTAAGGGGTTGACAAGGTTTCGACAAGGTTGTAAGATTGTATCTGTTGACGGGACAAAAAACAAACGCAAACAAAATTGTTGCATTCTCTCGCAGTAAATCTACTGCTCTAGTTTAGAGAGACGGGGTGATAACAGCCCTGTAAAGAAAGTGTTACGAGCAGTGAAATGCTGCTATCAATGCGGGCATGGTGTAGAGGTAACATCTGAGCCTTCCAAGCTCCAGTCACCGGTTCGATCCCGGTTGCCCGCTCTTGGAAAAGTGATCCTGCGGTTTTGCCAAGAGCTCTCCTTTTCCATCATAATGCGGGTGAGTGTAAAGGTAGCACAGAAGTCTCATAAGCTTCAGGAACAAGTTCAATTCTTGTACCCGCTCCCAATTTATTCCCTTATAGCTCAATTGGCAGAGTAGGCGGCTGTTAACCGCTTGGTTCCTGGTTCGAATCCAGGTGGGGGAGCCATGGGCGATTAGCGCAGCGGTAGCGCAGCTGCTTTACACGCAGTTGGTCATTGGTTCGAATCCGATATTGCCCACTTGATAAATACAAATAAAAAGGGTATAATGGAAGCACTATACAAACTCTTGAGTGATGCTCAGGCATCACTTTTTGTATTATTTCACAAAACTTGGGCGTATCACTGGAATGTTGTTGGATCTGATTTTTATCAAATTCATAAACTTTTTGGCGATCAATACACTTCTATGTTTGAAGAGATCGATCGTATTTCAGAACATATGAGATATTTGAATGCTAAACCTTTGAGTAGTATGAAAAGAGTGCTTGAAGTTTCAAAAATAAATGAAGGATCAAGTTCTTTGAATAGTCAAGGAATGATTCAAGATCTTTTAAAGTCAAATCAAGATCTTTGTGATTTTATGGTTGGAATTTCTGAGGAAGCTGAAAAGCAAAAATCATATGCGACAGCAAATTTAGTTCAAGATTTGATGGAAGCACATGGTAAGAATGTTTGGATGCTTCGCGTGATGTTAGAATCATCGGAAAATAAAGTTTCTGAAGAAGTTCAAGAAGAAAAAAATATTGAAATCGAAGAAGAGATCATTGAAGAAATAGACGAGCAAGTAGAAGAGTAGTATTTAATTAAGGTGTAATTGCTATGATTATAGTAAGATGCAAAGATTGCAATAAAGAAATTATTAGTCATCCATCAAAAACTCAATGTTGTGGATGCTCAAACATGATGACAGTTAAAGGAGATAGTGTATCAGCTCTTGATTTGTCTAGAGTTGTTATGGTAGAATCTTCTTCTAGTGAAGAAAAGAAATCAGTCTTTTCTGCTCAAGACATCGCCTGGCAAGAAGCCAGACGACAAAGAAAAGTTAAAAGACTTGATTTTGAAGTCCGTTGAGGACTTTTTGGAGGGGCAATCCGATTGGCGACGGAACCGCTCTTGAAAAGCGTTGAGGTGTTAAAGCCCTTGGGAGTTCGACTCTCCCTCCCTCCGTTTAAATTTAATATTTTCTTAATCACTGTTACAGTATTAACACAAAGTTGACAAAGTAAAAGTACTCACTAGCATAACTAGTAGTATTCAGGCACAATCTTATGGATCAGCACACCTACGACAATTGGGTGAAGATCAAAGAGACCTTTGAGAAATCTGGCAACACAGGCAATATGTTTTATAGAAGAGCATGTGAAATTGTAAAAACTAAAAGAGACCCTCTTGCAAAGTTTCTTGGAGGCCAAAATGACACCTGAAGAAGTTCAAGCAATGATTGACGAGTCAATCGCAGCAGCAATGCGTAAGCACAATAGGAATGCGTCTATCATTAGTGCCTGTATCGGTTGGTTAGTTCTTGCTTTATTTGCCGAAGGACTTTTACGACTTATAGGAGTTATTCCCCCATTACTACCATGGCTCAACATTACCCTGAAATAATAGGTATCGTTTTTCTGTTGGTATTTGCATGTACAATGTTCTATCAAGGGACATGTATTATGAAAGGTCAACGAGGTTATTCTTTGAGAGATTATCTCAAGCAAGATAGCACGAATATGCGTAAAAGAGTAGAAGAACTATTAAAAGACAAATGATAGTATTAACCGAAGAGGATTTAAAAGAACTTCAAGACAGAGTTCTACAACAAAAGATGGATGAATTGTTTGAAGAGCCATCGACATACGAAGATGATGACTATGGAATGGCAAGAACTCATTGAGTTCATCACAAAACAACTTCTGATTTTTGTTGTGTTCATGAGTGGTCTTATTATAGGTTACATGTACGGACGAAAAGATGGGGAGGGTTAAAATGAATAGTTTAGCTTTTTCTAGTATTTGTGTATTTGGAACAATTGGATTATTCGTTTTTTGGGGACTGGGTAACGCTTATCCATAAATCGGGAGAGGACAAATGAAGATTTTTTTAGACACTGCTGATGTTTCATTCATTAAATCAGCATATGACACAGGATTATTGGATGGAGTCACTACGAACCCATCATTAATTCTTAAGAGTGGAAGACAACTTCTAGAAGTCATTCAGGAAATTGAAAGAGAATTTCCAAATCTAACAAGTATCTCTGCAGAAGTTGTTGCAGATACTGCAGAAGAAATGCTTACACAAGCAAGACAATATTATACAATTGCACCTGCAGTCACAATCAAAGTTCCTTGTACTGTAGAAGGTCTCAAGGCATGTAAATTTTTGACTGATAATGGAATTCAAGTTAATGTGACGCTGGTGTTCTCAGTTGCCCAGGCAATTCTTGCATCCAAGGCAGGTGCAACATTCATTTCACCTTTCATAGGTCGTTGGATGGATAACTCTATTGATGGAATTGAATTAATCCGAAACATTCGTAAAGTGTTTGATGCTTCTGGAACATCTACAGAGATTCTTGCTGCATCCATTCGTGATGTCAGACAGGTGGAACAGGCTGCAATCTATGGTGCAGATGTCGTTACGATCCCACCAGTGGTCTTCTGGGCGATGTATAAGAACATTATGACTGATAAGGGTCTAGAACTCTTCCAGAAGGACTGGGAAGAGGTATTGCGTTCCGTCAATAGCAAATAAGAGGTCTCTAGGAGTTTTCCAATGGAAAGATACAAAGATTTTTCAGAGTATGAACTTAAATTACTTGCAGATGCTGTCTGGATAAGGCAGAGACACTTCATCGCAGGAGATAGAAGATTTAGAGAATATGGAACATTATTGAATGAGATTCAACAAATTGTAAACTATAAACCAGGAGCATTTTTATGAGAAAACTCAACGACGCATTACTTGGAATCACGGTAGCAATCATTGACTTTATCTATCGTGGATTACCAATACAAAGATTTTGGGTGCTTGAGACGATTGCAAGAGCACCATACTTTGCTT